CAGAGAAGAATACCATAATGTAAAAAACTTTATGGAAGAGAAGTATGGTTTTACTCCAGAGTTGGGTAAGGTTGTATCTAATCCTTATGTAAACGCATTTGCTAACGAAGGTAGTGAGTCTGATTCTGATATGGCAGTAGACCAATTAGAAACCTCAATCCGAAAAGCACAAGCACTCATTACAAAACTTCAAGGTAAGGGTGATTTAGAACCTTGGGTTCAGTCTTTGATTACAAAAGCAGAAGATTACATTTCAACAGTATCGGATTATGGTGAGGTTGATGAGTATGATGTAGAGAACGAACAAGACATCAAAGAGTTTGTTCAGTTTATGAGAGAATACACCCCATCACTTAACGAAGCAGAATATCAAGGTAGAAAAGTAGAACTTGGTAAAATTATGCAAGGTGATGTTAAGAAGTTCAAAGTATATGTAAACAACGACAAAGGTAATGTTGTAAAAGTAAACTTTGGACAAAAGGGTATGGTAATTAAAAAAGATAATCCTGAAGCACGTAAATCGTTCAGAGCAAGAATGAATTGTGATTCTCCAGGCCCAAGATGGAAAGCAAGATATTGGTCGTGTAGAAAGTGGTAAACACTATTTATATTAAAATAAGTTATGATGAACGCATATCACATCTATGTGGTGGGTGAAAATCCACCACGAGAGTTTGAATTAATTACACAAATATATTCGTGTTTAAACCATCGTATTTCTAATCCAGAATTACCTCTATATTTAGTCACAGATTTAAAGAGTAAAGACTTTTTTGAATCCTACAATATCACTAAACTATATGATGATGTAATTACTGATATTTTTGATGATTACCCCTACGAACAAATTTCACATAGATATTGGGCAAGTCCAAAGATATGGGCTATGTCAAAATTACAAACTCCATTTGTTGTATACGATACCGACTTGGTACTGAACAAAAATATACAACCATACACCAATTTAGATTTATTGTATCTTCATCGTGAAACAACATCGACTTATCCAAATATATTCGATGTACATCATAATGAAAATTTTGAATGGGATGTTGATTTCGCAAAATCACTAAAAGATACACTCCCAATGAATTGTGCAGTAGTGGGTATGTTTAACGAAGAGTTTAAAAAAGAATATACTGATTTTTATTTTAACTTTGTATTGAACTCAACTGGTGAAATATCATATGCTACCGAAAAGTCACATTTTATGTATGATGGAAATGGCGCTCAAATTATGATGGAACAATGGTTATTAGCTGGATTGGCGCATGATTGGCAAAAGCGGAGAAATATTGACTTTAAAACAAAATCATTTTGTAATATAATCCATACATCTGAAACTTTAAGATTGATTGATATGGACTCACATCCCGATGAAGCTATTACAGAAATAAGTTCTACTATGTATCATTTGTGGGGTGCAAAGGAATATCAAGATAAAGTAGAACATGAAGTTTACAAACGTGCACAATCACAACTAATTGGTGCAGAATGGTTGGTTTTACAAAGTCCATATTATGATGTTATAAAGGACTCATATTACTCATTGATTGAAAAAATCAAGTAATTAATTTGAGTTACATATTTATATTGGAACAATTAGTTTAACAAATAGAGAAAATTATGAAAAATTGGTTAAAGAAAACTTGGAATTGGTTACTTGGTAAAACTACTATTGATGAAAAGGTAGTTGAAGTAGTTAAGGAAGTTAAAGCTGATGTTGCTGAAGTTAAGACTCGTGCAAAACGTGTTGTAAAAGAAGCAAAGGAAGTTAAAGCAGCAGTTAAGAATGTTGTCAAAGAAACTAAAGATGTAGTTGACGCTGCAAAAGGTAAACCAACCGCTAAACGTAAGCCTCGTAGAAAACCAGCTGCTAAACGTGGTTCTGGTAATGCTTCGGCTGGAAATGTTGGTAAGAAAACTACAACAGGTCGTTCTACCGGTAATGGTAAATCAACATCGGGTAGAAAATCAACCGGTTCAGTTGGTAAGAAGTAAATGAAAAAACTAAACCCATCTCAACTTGTAATTCTTTGTTTGGCGGGTGTCCTCATCTACCAACAATTCTTTATGGGTAATACCTACAAAAAAGAATACGAAAGAATGTTGAAAGAAAAAGAGATGGAGTATTTAGGTGAGATTTCAAGATTGGAGAGTGAGGCAGACTCACTCATCCAATTAAATCTCGGATTGAGTAATCAGATTGCTGAAATCGACAATCAGATTGATTCTAAAAATGCACAACTTTTAAACTTGAGAAAACGATATGAAGAGCAAATGGATAAGTTTGATGATATGTCTGATGATGACCTCATCTCTGCTTTCGCAAACGCTTTCAACTGATAGTCTAATTGCAGTTCCAAGAACCGCAGTTAAAAATGCGTTAGTCGTTAAGTCTCAATTTGATGTATGTAGCATAGAGCTAAAAACAACTCAAGAGTTGGTATCACTACAAGTTGATAAGATTGAGTTACAATCTCAACAACTCGCAAACTTTTCAGTTGCACTTCAAAGTAAGGAGCAAATTATCCTACAAAAAGATAATCTGATTGAATTAAAAGACAATCAAATCAAAACCCTCAAAAAACAAAAAAGAGGGCAATTTTGGAATGGTTTGTTATTGGGTGGTGCCGGTGGTGCTACATTGATTGCTGTATTATTCGTATTATAAAAATGTATGCCAGATTTAAGAACACTCATACGAGAAGAGTGGGTCAAGTGCGCTAAAGACCCTGTATACTTTTTTAAAAAGTATTGTTACATTCAGCACCCCCACCGAGGAAAAATCCTTTTTAACTTGTATGAGTTTCAAGAGGATTTGATGCATAACATTAATGACCATCGTTTTAATGTAATCCTCAAATCACGACAATTAGGTATCTCAACTCTATCAGCCGGATATTCACTCTGGCTGATGTTGTTTCACGAAGACAAAAACATTTTGGTAATTGCAACTAAACAAGAGGTTGCAAAGAACCTTGTAACGAAGGTTCGTTTCATGCATTCTAACTTACCAACTTGGTTAAAAGGTCAAACCGAAGAGGACAACAAACTATCTCTACGATTAAAGAATGGTTCGCAAATCAAAGCAACATCTGCTGCTGGAGATGCTGGTCGTTCTGAAGCATTGTCTCTTTTGGTAATTGATGAGGCTGCATTTATTGATAATGTAGAAGAAATTTGGACATCCGCACAATCAACACTTTCAACAGGTGGTGGTGCTATTGTATTGTCTACACCAAATGGTGTGGGTAACTGGTTTCACAAAGTATGGTTACAAGGTCAAGCTGGAGAACAATGGCACCCAACCGAACTCCATTGGACTGTACACCCTGATAGAAATCAACGATGGAGAGATGAACAAACAAAACTCCTTGGTGAAAAGGGTGCAGCCCAAGAATGTGATTGTGACTTTATTTCATCCGGTTATACAGTGGTGGAAGGTTCTACATTACAATGGTATCAAGAGACTTATGTAAAAGACCCATTGGAAAAGCGGGGGTTTGATGGTAACTATTGGTTATGGGATTATCCAAATTATTCTCGTGATTATGTAGTCGTAGCCGATGTCGCTCGTGGTGATTCTTCTGACTATTCAGCATTCCATGTTTTTGACATAGAAACGGTAGAACAAGTTGCGGAGTATAAAGGTAAGATTGAAACTAAACAATATGGAGCATTCTTAACTTCGGTTGCTTCGGAATGGAATAACGCAATGTTAGTGATTGAAAACGCAAACATTGGGTGGGCTGTAATTCAAGAAGTAATTGATAGACAATATCAAAACTTATATTATTCGTATAGAGAATTAGGTTATATTGATGATGATGTTCATCTCCGTAAAGGTTGGGATTTAAAACGAAAAGATGATATGGTTCCTGGATTTACAATGTCCTCAAGAACACGACCTTTGGTGATTTCAAAACTCGATACTTATATGAGAGAAAGAACCCCAATCATTCACTCTAAGCGATTAATTGATGAGTTATTTGTATTCATATGGAATGGTAGTAGAGCCGAAGCACAACGAGGTTATAATGATGATTTAGTGATGTCATTCTCAACTGGATTGTGGGTTCGTGATACTGCATTGAAATTAAGACAACAAGGTATGGATTTAACGAGAACAACACTAGGTCATATCGGTAAATCAAATACAGGTGTTTATTCAGGCAGAACCGCCGGACAAAACCCTTGGGTACAAAAAGACCAACGTGGCAACGACAACGATTTAACTTGGTTACTTTAAATTTGGTAGTTAACTTTATTTTTTGTATATTTATACTTTGTAGAACTACACACTTTTAAGTGAGACACTAATATGGCAGATAAATCTCTTTTCGGTAGGTTAAAAAAACTATTCAACACGCAAGTTGTTGTCCGTAGGATTGGTAAGGGTAATACTCAAGCAATTGATACCCAACGACTCCAGTCCCAAGGTAACCTTCGTGGTTCATCATATTATGATAGATTTGGTAGATTACATACTACTCGTAGACATTGGGAAACATACAACAATCAATTTAATTATCATTCAAACAAATTAGAATTATATACTGATTACGAAGCAATGGATAAGGATTCCATCATTGCTTCAGTTTTGGATATCTACTCCGATGAATGTACCTTGAAAAATGATATGGGAGATGTACTTCGTATCAAAACTCAAGATGAAAATGTAAAGAAAATCCTTCACAACTTATTTTACGATGTTCTAAACATTGAGTTCAACCTATGGGCTTGGATTCGTGGTATGAACAAGTATGGTGATTACTTCCTTCACCTTGATATCGAAGAAGGTGTTGGTATTGTAAATGTATCGCCAATGTCAGCATATGAGGTAGAACGTGAAGAGGGTTTTAATCCTGAAAACCCATATGAAGTAAGATTCAAATTAGGTTCTATGGGTGCTGCTCACGGAGCAAGTGTAAATAAGAATGCAGAGTTCTTTGAGTTCTACCAAATTGCACATTTCCGTTTGATGGCCGATACAAACTTCCTACCTTATGGTCGTTCTCTATTGGAAGGTGCACGGAAGACTTGGAAACAATTGACTCTTATGGAAGATGCTATGATGATTCATAGAATTATGAGAGCACCAGAAAGAAGAATCTTTAAGATTGATGTGGGTAATATTCCACCAAGTGAGGTTGATAACCATATGAGAGGTATTATTGACCAGATGAAGAAAGTCCCTTACCTCGACCAAAACACGGGTGATTACAACCTCAAGTTCAACTTGATGAATATGTTGGATGATTACTATCTTCCAGTTCGTGGTGGTCAAAGTGGAACTGAAATTGATTCTTTGAGCGGAATGGAATTTACAGGTATTGATGATATCGAATACTTGAAGAATAGAATGATGGCAGCTCTTAAAGTTCCAAAGGCATTTATTGGATACGAAGAGGGAGTTGAAGGTAAAGCTACACTTGCACAACAAGATATCCGATTCGCAAGAACTGTCGAAAGAATCCAAAAGATTGCTTTGTCCGAGTTGACTAAAATTGCAATCGTTCATTTATACTCACAGGGATACGAAAACGAAGACCTTGTAAACTTTGAGTTAGAATTGACCAACCCATCTATCATCTACGAACAAGAGAAAGCGGCTCTTTGGAGTGAAAAAGTTTCTTTGGTTCGTGATATGAAAGACCTTAAAATGGTTTCTCAAGAATGGATGTATAAAAACATCTTCAATATGTCGGATGATGAGTGGAAGTTGGAACAAGCTAAAGTTATTAGTGACCTTAAACTTGGATTTAGACAAACTCAAATCGAAGATGAAGGTAATGACCCAGTTAAAACAGGTCAGTCATTTGGTACTCCACACGACATTGCTTCAATGCATCAGAATTCTGATGATGAAGGTGGTTCACCTGAAGGTGGATTTGATGGAGCAGGAAGACCTCCCGAAGGTGGAACTTACAAAACCGATGCCGACCCATTTGGTAGAGACCCGTTAGGTCAGAATACTGACATTAAACCAACGGCAACCTATCACAAATATAAAAACTCACCACTCGCATACGAGAGTGCTGCTGCTTTGAAAACATCTTTAAAAAAGGTAAAAACCAAATCTCCATCAATTCTACAAGAGTCGTTGGGTGATGATGTTAAGACGGAAAGTGGACTTTTAGATGAATCAAATCTTCTTGAAGACACGATTTGATGAGTTTTTGTATATTTATTAATTGGAATAGTAATAGATAAGGTTTAAGATGAGTAAACTTAAACATAGTAAGTTTAAAAATACAGGTATTCTATTTGAACTACTTGTAAGACAAATCGCTTCAGACACATTAGCGGACAAGGATTCTCTTGCCCTTGAAATTATTAAGAAACATTTCAAAAGAGGAACGGAACTTAATAAAGAATTGAAATTGTATCAAGCTCTTACTAAAGAGAACTTTGATTCACAATACAAGGCCCAAGAGTTTGTAAATATCATTCTACAAGAAAGAGCAAAACTAAATGAAGGAATCCTTCGTAGACAAAAGTATAACTTGATTAAATCAGTTAAGGAATCTTTTGTGATGGAAGACTTCTTTAAGTATCGTGTAAA